AAAACTTGAAGCGGATAGAACTACGTTAACTATTTCAGGAAAAGAAATAATAGATGATTTAGCACAAAACCCGAAATATAAAAAATACCTTTTAGATAAAAACGGAAATATAGATTATAACTTACTAAGAGCTGATAAAACTCACGATATACCTATGTTCATAACAAGAACAGAAGGCGCTGGAAGATTACAAAGAACAGGTAGATTTACGGGTGCTGGTGTTGAAACAGAATTTATACAACCACATTTTCAAGCGTACAATCTTTTACAAAGAAAATTAGATCCATATGCTAATCTTATAGCAGATGTATTATCTCAAAAAGGGTTGCAAGAAAATTTTACTAAACAAGCAGTAAAAATAAATAATAAAAAACAGCCATCTAGAACAAATCCAATAAATAAAGAATTATTGAATAAATTAGAAGAGTATGGATACAAACCGAACTTAAATAAATTTAACAACCAATATGAATTTATTGAAGAAGTATCAAGAGTCATAGATGGAATTTATAAAGATAGACAGATTAGAACAGTAGTGCCTGTGACAAAACAAGGAGGCTTAAAAGATAATGTAATATTTGGAATAGAAGATCCAAAACAAGTATCATTAAACGACAAGCTACTTTTAGCAGGTAATAGATTAAAAGAAATACTAGACTATGCAGTAGAAAATAATTTAAAACCTACAGACATTAGAACTGACACTGGATATTTAACAGGTTTTAAAGACGGAGGATATGTAGGAGACATGATACCAGTAAAAGCATCAACTGGATTTTTTGCAAGAATGTTTGGTAAGCCGCCACTTTTTAGAAAAGAAGGCATGGATGTTCAAGACATTACAACACCGACAAAGAAGCAACAAGCTACACTCGAGTCTTTGTATCCTGGAGTAGCGTTTCCTGAAACGTATCCAGGTGAAGTGTTTTTCTCAAACCTAGAATTATCTTTAGCGAAAAGAAACGCACCAAAATTATTTGCAACTGACAAAGAATTTTACGATTATATAAATAAACAAGGAGTTGGTGTTGATGAGTTAGACGATGCGAAAGTTTCTAATTATGTAATTCAACGAGCAAAAGAAGGACAACCAATATTATCAGATGATGTAATTTCTATCGCACAACAATCACCTCTCAGAAATATTTACATTGATGCTTACGGTTTTAGATCTGACAAAATCAATATAGCACCAAAAAATAAGTTTGATAGAACTGGAGCATTAGTACAAACAGCTGGACAGGGGATAAGTAAAAACCCTTCGTATAGTAATACAGGCTTAAAAGACGGATACATTGACGGTTCATATAGAGAAAGAGTTCTGAGAATTCCAAAAGAATCTTTTAGAGGTGATCCAGGAACTATACCTGGTGGTAGATCTCCTCACACTTTTGGTAGAGATTCAGGTGATGAAAATGGTGTTTATACGATTGGTTGGACAAGACAAACTGACAGACCAGCATTTATTTTACCAGGACAGACAGTAAACAAAGAAACTGGAGAAATAATTATACCACCGCAAGTAGCTGATAGGACACAACTTACAAACATCGAAGATAAGATTACAAAACTATTTGAAGACCCTATCACTAATTTAAGATTAGTAGATGGTCAGTTTGATCCTGACCAAGCAGCACTCGTAACACAACAAGTAAATAATTTAGTACGAAAGACAGATGGCAAGATAGATGCCGACAAAGCGTATACAATTTTATTAACGCAGGCTAAACAAAAACAAAATCAAATAAAAAAACTACAAAACGATTACAACACTGAAAAAGATAGACTCGATAACTTTGTACCTGCACAGAGACAAGATGTTGTAGCAACGGTAATTGATGAGGCACAATCTGATATCATGCAGAATGCTAATAGAAAAGCAAGAGAGCTAGCACTACGATTAGATGTTATGGCTGAAAATAACATTCCTTTAGATCAAGTAAGAGATAAAGAACTATTAGAATATTTTAAACAAACAGGTGGCATAGCAAGACCAGTTGGTAAAACTAAAGAAGAACTTAAAAGTCAATTTGAAGAATTAAAAAGATTTAATGAAATATTAAAAAATTTATCTGAAACACCACCTTACGCTATTACACCAACAGCGATTAATGCATATAGAGATCAAGTAAAAAATAGACAAACAGCTATCATAGACGAGATGGCTGAAAACATTTCCAAAGATTTAATGGAACAATTGTATCCAGATGTGCCGTTAAAAGACAGAGTTCAATATTTAGATGCACTATTTAAACAATCTGTAGCTGAAGCGGCTTACAGAAAGTTTATAGAAAAAGATCCAAATGCACCAAACTTTATTGGTGTCATGGGAGGTAAACAAGTCACGAGCTCATATAGTCAGGAGGGATCAACATCTACTGCACCAGAAATAATCGCTGACGATAAAAAATTAAGAATTAAAAACTTTAAGAGAAAAATTGAGGCAGGTGAAGAAACAGCTACAATTGAACCATCAAGGTTTCCAGGTGTGGGCACTTATGAATTTTACGGAGGCCCAGAAGCTACAGATGCAGCAGGTAAACATTACACGGGCGCTGCAGAATCGATTATGAATAAAATTGCACAAGAATACGGATCTAAGTTACAGATTTTAAATGTATCCACAGGGCAAATGAGAAGAAATGAGGTGTATCAAGTAATTGATCAAGATACTTTAGAAGTATTGGGGGCAGGTGAAACATATAGACAAGCTGAAAATATAGCTAATGATTTAGTTGAAAATCAGGGCGGAAGGTATAGAATAAAGCGTAGTGAAGAAAGGAGTTTTCAATCAGAGCCAATTTATGGTTTCGAATTAACTCCACAAATGCTACAATTGTTTAAAATATATAAGTAATGGCAGTAGAAAAACCTATAGGAAACGAAGATGTAATCATGAACGCAGCAACGCCTGTAGACGTAGAGCTGTTGCCTGAAGACAATCCTAATGTGCAAATGATGGATGATGGATCTGCTGTTATCGGTGAAGATCCCGCTCAACCACAAATAGAGTTCGGCTCAAACCTTGCAGAATTTATGACAGAAGATGACTTGATGAATGTATCAAGTGAGCTGTTAGGTAAATTTGAAGACGATAAAAGTTCAAGAAAAGACTGGGAAGAAACTTACACGAAAGGACTAGATTTATTAGGATTTAAGTACGATGAGAGATCTCAACCATTTCAAGGTGCAAGTGGTGTAACACATCCTGTTTTGGCAGAAGCTGTTACTCAGTTTCAAGCGCAAGCGTATAGAGAATTGTTACCTGCAGGTGGACCTGTCAGAACGCAGATAATCGGTAAAGAAGATTTACCAAAACAACAACAGGCTGAAAGAGTGCAAGAATTTATGAATTATCAAATTATGCACGTCATGGAGGAATATGATCCAGAGCTTGATCAAATGCTTTTTCATTTACCTTTAGCAGGATCAGCATTTAAAAAAGTATATTTAGATAATAATTTAGGCAGACCAGTTTCTAAATTTGTACCTGCAGATGATCTTGTTGTTCCTTATACTGCAACAGATTTACAATCATCTGAAAGAGTTACACACATAATTAAAAGAAGTTTAAATGAAGTTAAAAAGATGACTGTATCTGGTTTTTACAGAGACATAGATCTACAGGTTTCGACAGAGGAAGATAGAGTTCTTGACAAAGAAAGAGATTTATCTGGTGTTTCAAAAACAGGGTACGAAGATGATAATTACACATTACTAGAAATTCACACTGATTTAGATTTACCAGGATTTGAAAATGATTCAGGTATTAAGTTGCCTTACATAGTAACAATAGATGAAGGCAGTGGTAAAGTTTTATCTGTTTATAGAAACTACAGACAGAACGATCCACTCTTTAGAAAAGATCAGTATTTCGTACACTTTAAATTTTTACCAGGTTTAGGATTTTATGGTTTTGGTTTAGTGCACATGCTTGGTGGTTTATCTAGAACTGCTACAGCAGCTTTACGTCAACTTATTGATGCAGGTACTTTAGCCAACTTACCTGCTGGATTTAAAGCAAGAGGATTACGTATTCGTGACGATGACAATCCTTTACAACCAGGTGAGTTTAGAGATGTCGATGCACCAAGTGGTGACCTACGTGCAGGTCTATTGCCTTTACCTTACAAAGAGCCAAGTCAAACTTTATTCTCTTTACTAGGGTTTGTCGTCCAGACAGCTACAAGATTTGCAACAGTAGCCGATCAAAAAATAGGTGAAAACTTAGGAGCTAATGCACCTGTAGGAACAACCATGGCTATGATGGAACGTGGCACAAAAGTCATGAGTGCAATACACAAAAGATTACACTATGCACAAAAAATAGAGTTTCAATTACTCTCACAGATATTTGCAGAGTTTTTACCGAGCATGTATCCATATGAAGTTGAGGGTGGTCCACCACAGATTAAGCAACAGGATTTTGACGGCAGAGTAGACATACTACCAGTATCAGATCCAAATATTTTTTCTGTGGCGCAAAGAGTGGTTATGGCTCAAACACAATTACAATTAGCACAGAGCAATCCAAGATCACATAATTTGTACGAGGCGTATAGAAGAATGTATACAGCTTTAGGTGTCACAGATGTAAATGCTATTTTACCACCACCACAACA